CTTCACGATACATATGTTCTATTGAAATTGCATAATGGAGAGTTGTTCCCTTCTTGTTGTAACCATTTGCTCTTCCTCTTATCCCCACTTCCTTCATCATTTGGAGCGTTTTTATTCTGATGTAGGATGATGACCATTCTGTTGAATTCAAATGCTCTCTAGGCACTCTAGAGACTGCACAAACGTCCTTTACATCTTTTCTTGTTCTGGGTCTGGTTGATCTGTGGAACAAAAGCATATGACAGAAATCTTCATTGGGGTTTGGAATAACCTCCCACTCGTGTCGCGACCCAGAGTGAACAGCGAACCAATCATAGACCATAAGATGGTCTCTTGTGTCACGATCAAATTCTATTAGGCTGTTATAATGCACATGCATCTTTTTATTATCCAATCCAATAATTTGTATTCTACCATCTTCCATTCTAAAAGATTGTATGTTGTTGGGAAAAATAACCAAACCAGACATTGATAATAGAAAAGATATCCTATCCCATACTTGGGATTTCTTCGTATCTCCTCCTTTTTTAAACCCTAAGAACGATAAATCCCAATGACTCGGGACTTCCTCGAGAACAAAAGGTACATGAGCTATGTCAATAATGATTGGTAAGTTCTTCTTATAAGCATATAACAAAGCTGTTAGTGAACCTCCAAGGACTAGTTCATCAAAGTAAAAGTCATTCATTTTTTCCTCAATAGGGACTTTAAGGTTTTTATTTTATCACTTAAGCTATCTCTAGAAGTTTGATTTAATCTATTGTATACCAAAAGAAATTTTGACCACATTTTTTGTATATCTTTGTTGTTTTCAGTAGTTGCCATCTCTATAATTTTATCCAGATCTTCATTTGCTCCGCCTAATCGGTAATCTTCTGTCTCTCCTGCCAATCCCATGGGAACATTTGCTCCAGCAGGTTTATCTGTCCCTAATACACCTTTTTCTTTTATTATTTTATTTATATCATATTCTATATCATCTGAGTTTTTTGCTGTGTATACTATTTTTAAAAATGGTAGTTCATATTTTTTTTGACTTTCTTTTGGGAAATTATTCCATACCAAAGACAACAGGATAGAATATTTTGGTACCAATTTGTTTTTTACTTGATGAGTGTCAATGTCAAGTATTTTTGGCATGTAATCATCAATTAGTTTAACCTGTTCTTCTGTTGTGCTATTTAAGTATTCGCCATAATAATAATAACGAAACAAACGATTCATTCTATGTCTTTGTTTTTCTATCATTGGGCCAAATGTTGGATGCTCTTGTTTATTTAGTTCCATCTTGGCTTCATACGACTTCTTAGAAATGCCCATTATATAGTTCTTCACAAATGTATCATTATCTAATTCTGGTATGGTCCATAAAGAACCCAAATTGTTACTGATGTCGAATGCATTATCTTGTATAAGCTCATAAACTATTTCTATTAAATACTCAAGCTTAAATAAATGAAAATGCTTAGGGTTTATGTTCTTAAGTTCGTCTGAATCTTTATGCATAAAATCTTTCATTCCAGAACCAGCTGTTGTATCTTTAAAAACCGCACTGTTTGTCAGCCTAGCAAAATAAAAATCGCTAAACGATCCGGGTGCTTTTGATAGCATATACTTAGACTGGTGGCTGTCTTTTTGAGCCTTTTCTCTCATCATTGGTAAGTGAAAATGTATTAAGTGAGGAGCATCAGCATAAAAAATATCAATTAACTCTTGAGTTTCAAGTGAATCGTGAAACTTAACAGCTCTTTGATTTAACTCTTCTTCAACATCTTTCACATTTTCTTCATTCATGAGATTACCATTTTCGTCAACACCTTTATATAAATAAAGAAGTAGGTTTGCATCTCTTTTTGTGATCCCAGGGGTTTTTGCTCGAAGTTGTTTGTTTATCTCCTGATTGTTGGTTGGTCTTTGCAACACTGTATCTATTAGTTTGGCAATATAGATCCGATTCTCTTCTAGTTCAGTTCCTTCAATTTGCATTGCTTGTTTTTCTTTGACAAACCTGTCCCAAGATTCTAATAGATTTTTCAGTTTCACTTTATCTCTACCTCCAATAAAAAGTTTTCCGGCATCATTCTAATTAGTTCTTTTCCCACTAAAATGTCATAACACCACCATTCAAAATATACTAGGTCGTGATATGATTCTATTGACCTATATGAATAAGGACCCTTGGTGACTATTCCTATCTCACTCTGGGTTAGCACCACACCGAAACCCCTAATCTTTACCAGATCACCGATAGAGAATAGAGGCTTTGTTATTGGTTTGTTATTTTGCACACTTGATACACCTTGTTGGATGTCCGTCATGATAGATTTGTGGCATTTTTAATTTTGAACAACTATCATCATGGCAGCTACTAATAATTAGAGTCATCCAGGTGTAAACTATGAATTGGATATCTTTATGCATATTTTCCTCCGATTTTTTGCTTCTTGTAGTCCAGTGTCGTTTTGTGGTGAGTGTATTTGACTTGCTTTATCTTGCAAGTAATCACTAATCTTGAAATCATCCCCTTGGGATAATTCAAATTCTTTTAATATATAAATTCTTTCTTTTTTAGTACCGAAGTGGTACCTTTTTATTATTTTTTTAATCTCTTCTTCAGGTTTCATAACTGGTTTGTTAGAGCCTTCAGGTATAGTATAACCGTTTTTTGCTATATCGTCAAGAAATTCATAAACTTTTATTTGCCAAACGTTATATGCAACTGACCAAGATAGTGGTAAGTATATTTGCCCTTCTTTGTTATACAGATAAGGTATTTCATCAAAAGGTGGATTGTAAGGCCATGCGTTAGCATTGTACAAGACATTGTGCAAGTTTAGAATGTCTTTACTATAGTAATAATCTGTTTGTTGAGAAACAGTTAATCCTGTTGTTGGTAACACCTCTTCCTTATCTAGTGCTCCGGGATGTATGAAAACCATCTTAGGATTAAGTTGATACCAATCATCTTTGTATTTCTTTATCATTCTTTTCATTGGAATTTTAGCATTGTAGGTTCCTTTCATAAACCCATCTTTCACAATTCCATCTTCATTGGCTGGGGCATTGGTGGTAGCTACTTTATCACTTTTCCAATACTCTTCGCCTTTTTCTTTAATTTTATCATGATATTTTTCCAACTCAGTTCTTGCATCTTCAGTTTCTACGTCCTCTGGTGTCATGTTTTTCTTTAGTGAGGCTAAAGTAGTTCCACCTACAACACCCAGAGCTCCCAATCCCTTTAAAAAATCTCTTCTATTAATAGCTTCTTCTAGTAGTTCAATACCAGGGTGGTAAATCTTTTGAACCTGGTAAGATCTTCTAAGGTTCTCAAACAATATTTCAACTTCTCTATTGCTCATTTCTAATGCTCCTGTAAGCTGTTACCGTTTCCGGCCAAAGATCCGTAGCGATCTCTAAACATGCTTCTGCTACTTTTTGGATCTCCCATTGGGCTCCTTCGTGAGTTCGAAGACCAATAAATTTAAGTAAATTATTGAGATTGACTGTTCCGTAATACTCTGTGTAAAGATTTTGTGGTAAAATCATTCTTGCTTGTTCTCTACAAACACCAGCTTCTAACAAGTTATTGAAAGTGTCTAAACATTCATAAGTTTTGTTTTCTAAAAGCTCTTTCGCTGTCAAAGGGGACAAATCACCATAAACTCTTGGGTTTATTAACTCTTCGGCGTTTGATGCTTGTCTGTTAGATTTGTGCTGTGTTCGAAAATTGTTCGGAAGATAGAAGTTGAGGTCTTTGTCTGTGTATCTTCTTGAGATTTCATTATAAGACCAAGTACGATGTCTGTGATGTTGTGAGCGAACAAATAAAGGCACAGTAAACCTAAAAGTAATTGTGTTGTGCTCCAGAGTTGAAGTATGTCTGTGTTTAATGAGATATTTAATAAGCTTTTTGTCTTTACTATCAAGCTCAGCTTTCTCGACACCAAAGGAGACTCTTGCTGAATTAACAACAGTAAGATCAGTCCCCATGTGCTCCACATAAGAGACACAACCGATATCATCATGGTATAAGGGTATCGTTTTAGCATAAGGCATTATCGATTCCTTTGAATTTTGTACAACCTTTCTATTTCAAATCTTAAAGCTCTTTTTTTCAAAGTAGAGTTCGTATTCTTCACTTGTTCTTGCAAGGAAGATATTTGTTCCCGAACATCTCTCACGTTACCTCGGAAAGTTGTTTGATCCGCCGGACTTGGTGAAAAGAACGGTACAACAAATTTGAATGACCCAGCTCGAGAAAAGAAACTCTGTCTACCTTGAACGCTTGGTCCTGTTTGTGTTTGGTCTCTTGTATCAGTTACGCTTTGTTGTCTAGGGTCCATGTTTGGGTGTCCTGTCTTTGTTGGATGGAGTGAGATCATTTCGAACTCCATGTGATATGCTGGTCCTTGTTGTGTTGGATCCGTCTGCATCGATTCTTGCTTTCGTCCAACTATAACAGCGTCTTGGTTATATTTCTTGCCCAATCTCACCATATCGTCATAAAAATTTGGCCTTGGTTCACCTTGTACAACAACGAACAAAGAATTTTCTAGTGCACCATAGTCACCATCGATAGGATAATAATCATATCCTTTGCCATTCAAATCCATTTTTAGATAACCCTGCATTTCATCATTATTCCATTCAAAATTGGATCCAGCACCAGGTGGTTCTTCAGCAGTTATCATTGCAACTTGCGAAGCACCTTCGGCTTGTTTGAATGAGTTTATGATTTTTTTAACGTCTTGTTCTATGCTTTGAGGATTCATCATCCCCTCATTCATTTCGTTAAGAATCATTTCTTTTAGCAATTGTTTAGTAAGTTTCATCGTCTATTCTCCCATAGATATAGTTTTCTAACACTAAATAGTTCTTTTCGCCTTTAATTTCTATCTCTGTTAACATTCTACGTTCAATTACAATAAGGTCTCCTTGTTCTAGGAACAATTTGCAATCATCAGATATTTGAAGTACTTTTGCGACCATGTATGGTGACACAGTTTTCTTGTAATCTTGTGGCAAAGCAATAAGGGATTTTTGCTCTTCCTCTTTTTCCTCGACGAGTTCAATGAGAACGTGTCTGTTATATATATTTATAAACATCTAACCTCCAATAAAGTAAAACTTGTCGCGCAAAGAAGAGTTGCCACAAGTTCTATTCAACACCATAAGTCAAACAGCAAAATGCTCCTAAAAGCATTATATATATTATAACACCTCTAGGAGCATTTGTCAAGTGAAAAATATAACTATTCTTCGTTTTTCTTAGCTTGTATTTCCTTACGGAGATCTTGGCACACACCTTTTGTTTCATGCAAAGCTTTTCTAGCACGAACAGCAGCTGCTTTATAGCCATAAGATTTGTCTTCTACCTTTTCGATATCAGAAAGAATCTCATTTAGTCTCTCAATTGTCTCTAGTAGTTTTTGTTTCATAAGTTCTCCTTTTTGTTTATTATGAATTTATATTATAACATGGTCTAAACCATCTGTCAAGTTTTTTTTATGTGATCTCACAAGCTCCACCTGCACAAGCAAGCTCTCCTGTGAGGTTTGTGTTATCATCTATCTCTATCACATTGTCCAAATTTACTTCTTTTAGAGAAGGCATTAAGGATTCATATTCTTCCTTGCTGCAATCTTCAAAAGGAGCTTGTTTGTAACTATGCTCAGAGAATGGCAAAACTGATAAGCCGTTATAGTTGTGTTTGTTATCCCACATCCAGTCTCCAACTTCTTGCCACTCGTCAGGTTTGATAGTAATAGTGGCAGACACATTGTTAGTATTTTGTCCTTTCCTGTGTCCTATCTTTACCCATTCGAGATGAACTTTCTTTACTCTCTCAAGCAAATCTAATGCCGATTCGTGACGCGTAATTGCCCCTTCAGGAGCTTTTTGAGGCACAGAGATGACAGCAGTGTCATGAGGTCTAAAAAATTCATCCTCGATCAATTCTGGGTGATTTATTTGTAGATAAGAATAAATGCTTTCACTCTTTCCTACGCGGATTCTGCGTAGATAATAGTCGTTATGCCACGCATGAATTCCAGAACTTGTTCCAAGAGTCAGACTTGTTGTTCCTGCTGGTTTCACTGTAGTGCAACGAGAAGCAGGACCTATTCCAATCTCTTTGGCTACTTGTGCGTTCAATTCCTTTACACACTTTGCTGCTCTTTTCATATCTAATTCAAGTACTTTACCTGATGCTATGCCTGTCATTGATACACCAATCAGATAGTCTTTCTCAGTGTTTCTCTTCCAAACAGGACGCAGATAATGGAAGTCTGTGTAAGCTGCTTGTAGTGTTCCTATGATAGCAGCAGCTTGTGCTCTGTTATCTAGCTCATCTTGGTCTTTAACATCAGAAACGTTAATTTCTGTCAAATTACAAAATTGAAATGGTCTAAGAGAGATCTCACAACATGGATTACAGCCGTAGTCTTTGTCGTTTGTAAAATAAAACCCAGGCTCTCCAGCACCGGAAGCTTTTACACGATCCCAGAGATCAAGGAATGTTTCCTTGTCTATCCTATGTCTCATTATAACTACTGAGTTGTTTGCTCTTCCACGTTGTGGGTTTGTCTCATACCATTTACCTGATTTAGCGCCAAGCATATGTTGATCAGTAGCACTAAATAAGCTAATGAGAGCAGCCCTACGAATACCGCCGGCCAATACAGCGTCTGCGATGTAGCAGATAATATCGTGGACTTCAATTGTGGTAAGTTGATCACCGTTTTCTTTTCCATCTAAAATTCCTTGTACTTTAAGGAGGCACTCTTTCAAAGGTTGTGGTCCGGGAGCTTTTCCTCCACTAGTAACTAGTCTTGCACCCTTTGGACGGATGTCTGAGAAGTCAAATCGTAGTTTAGAGCCGCCTGTGAAATAAACCTTCATCAATGCATTGACAGAATCAGACCACCCCTCAATAGAGTCTCCAATTAGATAACGTCTTGTTCTCTTTCCCGATGGTTTATGGATCGCAGGGAGTTTCTCTACGTGATGATTTTGGACTGAATAGCCTACACCTGTTCCTCCGAGAAGAAGAAACATAATCTCTCCAAAGACTTTCATGTGATCAATTGGAGCATAAGCGCAATTGAATATTCTGTTTGGTGATACATCAATAGGTTTACCTCCAAACTGCATTGAACGCATTGAAGGCAAGACCTTTTTGTTATAGACATATTTATATGCCCAATCAATTGTATCTTTTAATTGTGGAAACTTTTTCAAATGCATTTCTTTGTTTCTTGTAACCAATTCTTCCCAATTCTCTCTTCTTTCCTGCTCTGGAAGATACCGAGCGTATTTCATGTGGACTGTTATGTCCGATAATATGTTGTTTTCTATAGCCATCTTTTTCTCCTTGTTGTTATTTAGACCCTGATAGTTTTGTATTAAAAGTTTTATATTTTTCTTTCATAAATTTGAGCTGATCCTTGGCGGTCAGTTGCGGTGTGTCTTCTTCACCTCCTCTTCCAGTGATATCTATTGATACAGTTGACCAATCAACTCCTGCACGAAATACCAGTCCATCTGGTCCGTTTCTGTTTTTAGCAATAAATATCCGCCCCGTATTAGCTTGTTTATCCGACGGAGTTCTCGATAATGAAAAGATAAAGTCAGCAACAAAGCATTTGTTGAAAGCCTCTGATATAGACTCCATAGTGATGACTTCGGCATTAAGACCTCCACGGTTTGTTTGAGATGCAGTTACAAAGGCACATTGGAATTCAGTAGCCATTCCTCTAAGTTCTTCATAAATGCTTTCCAAATCATGTCTTTTCTCTGCTGTCGCAGAAACAGGGCGAAGCAAATCAGCGTAGTCAACAATCACCATATCAGGTAAAATGCCTTGCTTTTTCAACTTTTCCAAATGGTTCTTAATCGACTTGGTTGAAGCAGACTTGGTCGGATATTCTTTGATAATTAGTTTACCACCAATTAGATCGATCTTTTCTTTTACAATTTCTTTAGAAATCATAATATCTTGAAGTGCTACTTTAGACAAGCAGGAATCATAACGAAGACCCACAACAGTGTCAGCTAGTTCCAATGTGTAGTGAACCACTTTCTTTCCTAGTGTCAATGCTTGGGCTCCAAGGTGCACCAGAACCATGGATTTACCAGCGCCTGTTGGAGCGATAACTACAGCAAGTTCCTTTGCTCCCAAGCCACCCTTTGTTATTTCATCCATCCGATTCCAACCAGTTGTGATGGCTTTTCTAGATTGTTTCACATAACGTTCATCAATGTCCATGAACCAATCATGACCAAAGTTTTGATCGTTACCTTTTGTCAAAGCTTCATTGATTATCTTTGTAATTGAATCATAATCTCCCTTCTTTACAAGATTAGCTGATTGAAGTATTGCTTTCTTTAAACATTGTTTTTTGCAAAAATCAATCGCTTGATCTTTTACATAGTCCTTATCATTTACATCACTTGATTGTATTCTTACGACAAAATCCCTCAATTGTTTACTTACAGCTCCATCATATTTATTGCTACCCTTTTTTATCTCTGTATGTAGGGTGACAAAATGTGGGTGTTGTTCGTATTTCTCTCTATAGTCCAAAATGATCTCAACAAAAGCTCTTAGATATGAAGAATCAAAAAACTCTAATTCTAAAACCTCTTCTATTTGATCACAAAATGGTCTATCCTCCATCATCAACCGAGCAACGCTCTCTTGAAAACTCTTGCCGTAACCGACAAACGTATCCTTATCCTTATGCATATTATCCTCCGAATGTTTTATAAGTATAACCTATTATTGTTTATTTGTCAAGTATTATTTTATTGTAACTTGCATACAAAGTGTCTAATTTTAGTGTAATTTGCCCGTCTCGCATCAGATACTTTTGGAATTCTATTTTTTTCCATTCTGGTTCGAACTCTCTTATTGAGAAATCCACAGTTCTCTTGGACGTGCTTCCTATTACTGGTTTGTATAATTGCATGACATCGTAGTTGTTTTCTATTCTATCCAAACCAGCAAGTATGTTTTGATGAATTTTAAGTGGCTTGTCCACTTTTCTGCAATGTTCTGCAATCGTTTCAGTAGTTTGAATCTCTGAACCAGATACAAAAGGAAAATACTTTTTAATTGTTTTAAGCCCAGCACGAGGTATCCCTGGCAAGTTATCTGATTTATCTCCAGCAATGGCACGAGCAAGGGCAAAATTATTGGGATGAATACCGTGTTCATCCATGAGATTTTCAAAGTTAACCAACTTTTTTTGGATTGGTCGATAGAGTGAGACATCTGATCCGACGAGTTGGAAAAAGTCTCTATCGCTTGAGATAATGTATTTATGATAATCTCTATATTTATCGTGTTGGCAAGCAAAAGCGATAATATCATCGGCTTCCACATAGTCAACAACGATTTGAATAATTGGTGATTCATTTAAGTACTCCACGAGTTTAATATATTGTTCTGCTTTGTTAATCTTTTCGTCTTCCGGGTTCAACTCTATCATTCTTCTATTAAAGCGGACAGGCTTTCGACCATCCTTGTATCCTTTGTTCATTTCTTTTCGTTTAGCGGAGCCAGAATGACCGTCCCACGCTACGATTATCTCATCAGGGCTAAACATACCACAGACCTTTTGCAAGCTCTTTATGAAGCCAATACAGCCGCCTATTGGGTGTCCCTTTGGTGTCATTGTTGGATTGACAACATAACTCCTTAGAAACATGTTTAGCCCATCTATTATTAGTAAATTTTTATCTTTCATTTGGCCTCCAATGTAATGCCAACGCCCCAATCGTTGGTAGTCCAATAAAGACAACTGCGAAAGCTATCCATAAGTTTGTAAAATCCATATTATCCTCCTTATTTGATAATGAATTGTAGTGATATTAGAAGAACACATAAGCAAAATGATATAATGTTCTTAAATGTTAAGATTTCTTCTCCCAAGAAATACCAAGTTAATGGTATGAATATTAGATATCCTATTCCAAAGGTAAGAAACCTTATTGACCATAATTCCATATGCTCATACAACATTATTGTTGCGTGTGCAAACAATAGCGACACTATAGGCCCAAGCAGTATCGCTATGTAAACGTAATTTGATTTGAATGGTTCTCCAAGTATTCCAGAGTTTGACTGAAACCATGCGAGAACCTGTGCAATCATAAAAATGAATGCTCCATAAATAATCTTCATCTATTCCTCCGATGTTTATATTATAACCTGTCTCTCTTTCGTGAGGAAGTCAAAAAATACCCTGATACAGAAATGTTCTTTAGTTTACCATTTTTGTTCGTATATCTAACCTGTATAATACTAGGATATAAATAAAGGTCTTTACCATGTTGAAGACAAAGATTGTTTCTTGCCTCTATAGCTTTTTCTATAAGTGGATAAAACTTTTTCTCGCTATTGCTTATTTTTTTACTTTTATGACCATGACCTCTACCACATTTGGATATTTTTCTAATCTTCCATTCCGCTTGACGTTGAGATTTGTAAAGCTTTTTTATTACGACTTTCATCATTGTTCCTCCATCAATTGTCGCATTTTGAACAATGCTTGTTCTTTATGTTTTGCCTCAAGCATAATGTCCATCTCCAAGCCATAGGTGTTTACGGGCCGAACATAAGAATCAGAATGAGCTTGCGGCTTGATTTTAGGATCCCCATATTCATCAGATCGGGATTCAGAGTAATGCACCACAGGGCGAATACCCACAGGCCAAGTAGACAAAGCCATATCCAAGGCTTCACGTTCTGACTGCTCTCCAGGGTGAAGATCGTGATGATGGTAGTCAAACACCACAGGAATATTAATCCGTTTATGGATATCATTGTACAGTTCCTCCGTAGTATATAGTGAGGGCTTGTCGTCATTCTCCACTGTAAGTCTAGTTTTTACTGCTTCGGATAATCTTTGAAAATTCTTGCAAAAGTTATCAAGGGCCATAGGTTTGTCATCATAAGCTGCTCCTACATGTATGTTGATTTTAGCGAAAGGTGATCTTGGAAGACACAGAAGGTCAAACATACGACCGTGTAATTCCAAGTCTTTAATTGTATTTAGTATCACAGACTCTTTTGGAGACGTGAGTTTGTTGAAGTGATCAGGATGAGTTGTGATACGAATATCATTCTCCTCTGCAAATAGACCACATTCGAATAGGATTTCAGCAATTGCTTCGTAGTCTGGTAGATCTTCGAATGCATACTCCGAACCCCATGGAAACAAACCAGATGACATACGAAAGAAGTGTATGTCCTGTTGTGCATTCCATTCTAATATTTTCTTTAGGTCTTGGCAATTAGCCAAAGCCAGTTCTGATACATAAGGTAAACCTTTCTCAAGAAAAGTACGTCTTATCATACCACGATTTGTTGTTATGCGTTGTTTCTTAGAACGTTCTGAGAAGTTCTTGTTGATACAAGCGTAACCTAAGTTATAGTTGTTCATAATATCCTCCGAGATATAAATATAACATAACACGTTTAGAAAGTTTGTCAAGTAAAAAGATAAAAAAACCCCTAACGTATGCTAGGGGTCAACAACAGGAGCTTGTTATGATCTAATCTTCTATTCCTTCTGGTACTATGTTTGAGCCAGAAGATTCAAATTTCTTTATTAGTTCTTCATCCATGATATCAATTATCATCTTTTTGAACTTCTTATCTTTTAGTTTTTCCATCCATTCTTTTGAGCGAAACTTATGTTCTTTACCATCTTGGGTCTTGATGTAACACCATCCGCCACCTACACGATAAGCTGATGATTGCTTGATAACTTCAAACCAAGACTCTTCGTCCATAATTCCAACATTATCACCCCAACGGATCTGAAATACTGCCATTCTGTCTTGTGTTCCAAAGCGAGACTTCTTGAGCTTTGCTTTGACTTCCGAACCAACTCTTCTACCTGATTCGTCAAAGACAAATGATTGCTTTGATTTACGACCTGTGAGCCAGATGCGAAGAGAACTGAAGTATTCTAATGCTAAACCACCGGGAGCCTTGAAAGGTGTTGTCAATTTCTCTGCTATATTACTTGTTATGTTTGTTTTCAATTGGTTTATTAGAAGCAAGGTATGTTGTCCATTAGCCAAAGGAACTGTTAGTTTAGGAAAAGCCTTAGAAAAGATTCTTGGTTTTACAGCCATACTAGATTGAGGATCAAAGTCACCTTCTAAGTCTTTCTCGGCAGATGTTGCCGCTATTGAATCCCAGATAAATACGAATTGCATTCCTGGATAGTCATTCATAGTATCCTCAATTCCTTTGAGAACTTTCTCTACTGAGACAGCTTGGACATAAAGAAAATTGTTATCCATATCAATTCCAGCATCCATCAAGAATACAGGGTCGATTGCTGATTCTGCATCATAATAAACAACAAACTTTCCTTGCTTCTGTGCTTGTGCCGCTATCTGAACTGCTAGGTAGGACTTACCTACGGATGAGAGACCAGCGATTTCTGTTATTTTACCAACAGGAATTCCTCCCATCTTACCTTTTGCAATAATTGCATCAAGCCATCGAGACCCTGTTGGTATCCACTCTTTTACTTCGGTTGGACTCTCTTCTGTGAGATCATACGCTGCTTCGATGCCCATTGCCTTGTTCATTGATTTTTTGAGATCTTTGATTGAGATCTTGCCCGGTTTTACTTGAGCCATGTGTATTACTTTTGCCATAGTTATCCTTGTTGTTAGAGTGGGAAGCTTTTTATTGTAGGCCAGCTCCCCAAAACCTTGGTAGATCTATTACTCTTCGCCTTCCACTTCTTCTGTGGATTCTTCTACAACCTCTTCTTGAGGGTTCTCGACTTCTAATTTTGAAGTATCTGTTTCTTCATCGTCGCCACATGCGAGAAAAGTTATTAAAAATAAATTAATCATTTTGTCTCCTTTATTTGATTAAAAAAAATGCCCTCATAACGGAGAGGGCAACCGACTCTCTTAGCCTACGAGTTTATCGAAGGCAGCATCAACAGCATCTTTCTCACCACCGTACTTATGTGTTTCGGAGGAACCACCACCAGTGTCAGAGGCAAGGGCTTCGTTCAATAAAGCTTGAACATCTGCTGTTGTTTTGCGGTCAAACTGTGCGCCGATATCAGGTATCGATTCTAGCAGGGCTTCACAGTCCGCAACATCATCATCGCAGAGAACAGACGGACGACGACGTGGCTTAAGAATGGTCTTAGGGAATGATCCGGGAGTTCCGGGGATATTGTAATTTAATACCATATCAGTTCCAGACTCAACATCGGTTATGTCTCCATAATCGGGATCACAAACGTAGCCTAATATTGTTTCATAAGCTTGTTTTCCATAAGCCCAAATCTTAACGCCTTCAGATTCTCTTCCACGAACCAAGATCGGTGAATAATAACGCTTGCGAACAAATAGCTTCTTTGCTTCACGTTTAGCGGTATCGTCGTTATTCTGAACACCTTCTTTCCAGAGCGAAGAGGCAAAGTCACAAATAGGACACTCCTCATTAAAGTTACGCTTTGGACACATAATGCCAGGATTTTTCCCAACATTATAATGAAAGTGATATTCCTTAAACGGATCACCATCCTTGGTAGGAAGGATTCTGATTGTTTGGTCACCTTGTTCAGGTTTCCATTTGGTATCATTTGATTTTTTGTTACCGTTCTTTGATGCATTTAATTTCTCTCGCATCGCTTCTAGATTTAGTGCCATAATTTTACTCCTTTATTGTTATTATTGACTTAACTGTCTAAGGCAAAGATACTTTGTATCTCAACCGAAATCGCTTCCATTTACAGTCCTTGTAATAGGAAGATAAAGAGGGCCAAGTTTTTTTTCAGGTTGGTGATCTTGGCAAACAACACGGAGGAAGTTATTAAAACTTACGTATATTTTTTTTATTTAAAATTAGTGCTTAAGAGAGACTATCCGTTGATAGTTACTTCTTGTCTTGAAAATGAAGGCTTTTCAATTACAGTATTGTGATTAAAAACTCTCCAACCATTTTGGTCAAGATCAAACACTACTTCATGCTTAGAGTCAAGATAACGTGGTTTCACTCCAGATCCTCGAAGAGAGTTAGGAACAGCATTTTCTTTCAAGAAACGCATTGTTCTTGTAGTTCCATCTTTCTTTGTGAAGCTTCCGGTGTAAACGTTAGCATTGAGTGTGAATTTATTTGTAGACATATATCCTCCATAGATTTTGATTGTCATTAGTTAAATTTTTGAGATTTGAATTTCGGTTGAATCTCGAAACAACCATCGTGTTATTAGTATAACATGTTCTCAACATTTTGTCAAGTATTTTTTTTATTTTTTTTCTTCCGGCGATGTAAGGGTCCTCTCACAAAAATGAGAGGATAAGAGCTACCTTAATAAAGGTTTGTTTGTTTTATTGTATTTATATTATAACATACTTTGATAAGTTTGTCAAGTTATTTTTTTAAAAAAGTTAAAATCTTTTCTGCTTCGCTTTGAATCTGCTCTGTAGTTGGAGCTGTTGTTTTAACTCCTGTTTGAATTAACATGTGAGTTTGTTCTGTTAAGATTTCTCTTGCCATATGAAAAGCAGTTAAACGAAGATCTCGTTCATTTTTTCTTAATTGTTCTTTTTCACTCATGTTTACCTCCTTGGTTTGAATGTATTTGTAATATAACACGTTTTAAAAGTTTGTCAAGTATTTTTTTTAAAAATTTGAGGCATCTAAAACCCATGCCTCCCTGTGGTGTTTTTTTTAGGAACGATCGAATGATAACGTTGCTTGTCTTAGTTTTTTGGAGAATCTCTCTCTAAAATCCATTATACTACAGTCCTCATCATCCGGCATTCCTTGAAAAGTAAGATAAAGAGACAGCAACCAAGCCTCAACAGCAGATCTCAAAAGAGAATCACTATCGTTAGACATATAATATTTAGATATGTAAGGGTTATCTGAATTGATTTGCATTATAAATTTAGATTCTGTTTGATCTTCATTTGCTACAATCATCGCAGGCTCACCTAATGCACCAAGAGACACTACTTTAACTTTTATATTGGGTATTGGGTTTTGAGGTAATTTCAAAGGTACAACCTTGCTTTCTATCTCAATCTCCACCTCTTGAGTATCAGTTTTTACTGAAACTGTGGTCTTTTTTGGCTCTTTTGATAGTTGATTAGCAATATCATTGGTCAATTCTTCTTGCTTTATTCTTTCTTCTTTTGTTTTTAGTGTTTTATCTTTGCGGTTTTTCTCCTTAAAGATAACATTCATTTCACGGGTTACTATTTCTCCAATCCTATCTAAAAGATCTTGACTTGGATTAACCGAACTTTTATCATAAGATGTGTTAAATGTTTCGTCGTCAGACGCATCGTAGTAAACGCCCCATCGAGACCAACTGTGTCCTTGGTGGCGATTTGGAATTTTTTTATTCCAAATTTGGTTTTCACCAGTTATTGATCTCTCTATGATTCGATCACAACGATAAATATATCCACCTTGTCTAGACTGTGCTTTGCCTTGTATTTCTTTTGGTACGTTTTTAAGATTAACAATACGCAATCTTGCATTAGTTCCATTTATTGGTTCATCGTAAGCTTTTATAGTATCTGGGTGAAACCAACACAAAGGGTCTCGTGGTTCTACAACTTTACCATCAATATGAATTGTGACTTTATTTCTTGTGATATATTCACAATATGTTTCAGCACAATATTTTTTTATTCTATTTTGAATATTGTCTCTTCTTCTTCCAAAATTGTCGCGATCGAAGTTGCTAAGACAAATTAATGTACCAGTATTTCCTTTTCCAACTGATTCGTCAAGCAAGTCAACCAAATCAGAAGGTGGGATTATTGGATTGTGACCCCAAGCATCTTCAAGTTTAATCTGGTCAATGTCATACGATCTTGCAAAAACCTGACCGTTTTTATCTCTGGATATGGTAATTTTGTTACCGGCTATTCCTAAACAGCCCATGGTTCCACCAACACCAAACTTGCCATTTTGTTTATTTGTTCTGTTTGTTCTTGTAAATCCAAGTTTATAAGAACCTTTTAGGTATTCTTCGTCCATACCAAATCCATCATCAATAAGGATAATCCTTTCAATAGAAGCGAAAGGGCCTTGAGTAATGACCCAGACGTTGTCTGCTGTTGCATCAATTGAGTTATCAACTAAATCACCAATTGTAGCGGTTAGAACGTATCTTCCTTTTCTGATGGAATCAATAAAAGTATAGCCTATACTATCTTCTTGAAATTGTTGCCCTTGTGAAGTGGACGTACTTGTATTGTTATTTTTCATGATTTATTCTCCTTTGGCTTTTCGCCTTTTTAATTCAGAAACCAGTTTAGGTTCCCAACCAGAAAAATGATTTTTTAGTGTTGTTTTCTCAACAATATTAATATAACACATTTTGTTTGAGTTGTCAAGTGTTTTTTTAAAAAAAGTTAAAACCTTTCTTTTCCATCCCTGTTTAGGAGATCATTTGGAAAAAGATGACCAGCCCAAGTAATAAGTGTACTTTCTGTTTGTGTGACAGAAGTCGGAAAAGCCATGATTGGTACTTTCATTTTATTTAATGAAACCATTGTAAGATAAATTTCTTTTTTGAATTCTCCATTAGAATCAAAAATAGAATTGTTCCAATCTTTGTACTTTAATGTAGATTTATTTCCTCGATAAGCTTCATAAAGATCTCCCAAGTGGTAATCAGGCCTAGATCCCCATCGTAAAAAAGGACCAGCAGGGTTTAAGTTTGTAGCATTGGCGCTGTATTTTCTTGTTCTTCCTTTAAATTCTGATTTTCCAATGTATAGAGGAATTCTTCTGTTGTTATCAAAATAATACATCATATAAATAACGCCTTTATCTTTTGTTGTACCATCTTTAACTTCTTGTATAATTGATTTAATATGATTTTCAATCTTATCGCTGTGTTTGAATCTAGACTTATACTTACTGTTTGTTTTTAAAATTGTTGGTTTGTTGCCGCTTTTATCAAACAACAAAATATCTTCTTTGATTAAAGAATTCCAAAACAAATCCCATTGGTTGTAATTTTTCATTTTTCCTCCGATTGTATATAATGTGTAAATTTTATAGAATAGAAAAACGAACGGTTAGATGCGTTTTCCCAAATTCCAAAAGTTGTTTGTTCTTTTGTTTCTAAATAAGATCTGATTCTTGAGAGAAGTTTTTTATCATTTTCTTTTGTTTCAGAACTTATACTATAGTAATAACATGATTCTGTTATGTTGTCAAGTAAAAAATATAACTTTTCTTCATTTTTTTCTATGTCTCCGATAGACACGGTACAAATTCTTGATACTTCTTTTGGTTCATGTAAATTGCCCATAATTGGTTGCGTATTTTTAAACCAATTATAGTTCGCAAGGAAATTAGCAATTGCTGAATTTACATTATCGTAGTAAGAGCCTAGAGAGCCTTCGCCTACGATTGTTGTTGCTTCTTTGTTAGAAACCAGCATTAAAGAATGTATCATTCCAGATCTTGCATATTCTTGTAGAACACCAAATGTCACTTTATGTTGTAGTTTTTGTGTTGCTGACATAAAGAAAGAATCGGGTACAATATACATCACTTTGACCTCGCGGTCTTTGATCTGTTCTAAAATTGCCAAGGTTGCTCCAGAAACTCTTGCTGCTCCACAAACAATCATCCAAATGTCTTGGTCTTTTCCAAGTCGTAGTTTGTTTCCTAATTTAGGGACGCTAGATTCGTACTCTTCGTGTGTTTGACATTCCGGTAGGCCTTTACCGCCGTGTAGCTCTATCGTCTTGTGCTTAGCCAAATTTGAGAGCTTGCGACATATGTTTATTCCAGCGTTTCCAAGTCCGATTGTTATCATTTTAATTCTCCAAGGTTTTTTCCAACGTTGATATTGACTTTGAACTTTCCTAACTTGGTGTTCTCGAAGATCTCAACAATTTCTTTTATTCTGTTTTTTTCATCAAGTGGAACGTCTAATACAATTGAATCATGTACGAGGAACGCTACATTTGTTTTGAGTCCTTTACAGTATCTGTGGATTGTGCAGGCTCTGTCAAGGAAATTGTCTGAAGATGTAGATTGGATAAGGTAGTTAAGCGAGTGGAAATCATCTGAAGGTATTGCTCTTCCAAACGGAGTAGAAACAACTCCCTCCTCATAGTGCTTCTCCAAGACCTTTGACTTATCATAGTAGTCAGTGTCAATTGCTGTTGAAGTTGGGTTATAAAGCCATGCAAAAATCTTCTTCTTAGCATCAGCTCGTTCAATAGAATTATTAAAAATGTTATTTTGATTCCAATCATGGATATCTCCCGTGGGTTGTGGGTGCCCGGAGAGGTGTAGTAGGGTTCTTAACTCGGCACCATTAAAGTCAAGCTCCACAAAGCAATCCCACTTGGGCTCTATAATGTCCTTCAGTGAGGTTTTAAGGTTTAGGATAGGAAAAGACCCTTGGTTGAGTCCCAAGCGTCCTGTAACGGTTCCCCAAGGGTTGTAATCAACAAATGATTTTCCTTCCCAATGAGACTTAACAAGATACATTGCTTTCTGATCTGTTTTAGCATGATTTCTCCACTTGCCTCTATTGAATCTAATTTCTTGTTGGGAAATTTCCTTACACATAATATTAATATTGTGCATCAAACGATAATTTTGAGGTCTTGGGTTGTTGTTTAGAACCCATTCTGTTATTTCGTTCAATAAACTGTAATAATGCTGTATATCTCTCTCAGGAACAAGATTATAGAAACAAACATCTGATAGGTTTACGTTAGATGCTATGAAAGACTTTAAGTGAGCCTTGATTTTTCTTTCCCTTATTTCCAATCTTTCTTTTAGGTGATCGGGACATGCGTCTTGGATTGACTGACCATAAGCAAACAATCTTGCAAGCTTAACATCTTTGTTTCCAATTAACGGAGACCAATCCCACGTTGCTTCTAAAGTTTCAGGTAAGTCCCTGATCCTTAATCTTCCATCTGCAAAATATCCTCTGCATTCTTTCTTGTCATCAATTATTTGAAATATCACTGTTCCTCCGTTCTTTTTGTTTATTTATTAGATCGTTCATTCCTCCCGGTCTTGAAAGTACCATTTGGTTGAATTGATTGTTAATATAACTTATTGAACGGGATGTGTCAAGTTTTTTCTCAAAAAATATTGCTTTTTCTTTTAATCTTCGGATATCAGCATCTGCTAATATATTATATTCTTCTATGTTTCTTAATTGTATATATATATTTATATAATATTTATTATTTATATTATTATTTATTATTATTTTATTATTAATATTAATTTTAGTTTTACATGTGGAAGTATCTAGATCTGTATTGTATGGATTAACATAAATAAATTCATTATAAGATGTTTCAAGCGCTGAACGTAGTAATCTTATATCTTCTTCATAACATAAAGAATAATTTTCAGAAAATATTTGATTAACTGTTGACAAATCATATTTTTTAGTGTATAATAACATTGCTGGTGAATTTAAATCAGCAACTAGAACCCATGGTCTATCTAAATCTACATAAAATCCGTATTGTTTGGCGGTATTTATGTAGAAATCTATTGCTTTGTAATCTAGAAAGAATTCTTGTTTTTTTGTGTCGTCATCTGCTTTTAAATCTGATATTGAAATAGCCAAACCGGAGGTAAATATGTTTGATTTGTCTGTTCTTTGAAATCCTGAAAAGGTAATTGGGAATTTTGCACCATTTCTTTTGCAAAAGAATAGAAATTGGTTTGTCCAATCATCAAAAGTTAATATTGTTTTTTCGTTAATTTGATCCACAAATGAATCAAGTAGGTCTTCCATGTATTCATTATAAAGTCCATATGGGTCTTGATAGGCTCCATAGACCTTTATCTCGGTTAGGTAGGGGTGGTCCTTTGGGCAATTACCAAATACCACTGCTTGTTTCATTTTTGCAACAAACCTTTCGAAAGCATCTGCTACAAAGTTTTGACATGAGTATATCCTTGATTCTTTGTCGGGATTTTTCAATCTCTTTAATTCAGATCTGTTGGGATATACCGTGTTAAAT